ATTTCGGAATCGAGAGGGGTCAAAGTAAAATGAGGGTATATGGGGGTTATTGCGCCACCCCATCACCCTCGACACACTTATCATTGTCAGGTCTCTCACCACCTTCTTTATTCTGTTCATAGTTTGGATCGAGCCAGCTTGCGCGTCGCTCTGCCCCTCGCCGTTTGTTCTCGGCTACCTTGTCAGCCTTATGGCTCCGCATCTCTTGGTGCGTCTTGATGTGGCACGGCACACACAGAAGTTCGATGTTGCGGTCATCGTAACACCTTGCCTTCATATCCTCTTCGTTGGTTGCACCTTCGACTGGCTTGATGTGGTGGCAGTCAACACCAGGTGTGATGTATGGCACACCACGCTCGGCAATACCCTCTCGCTTGCATCGTTCACACAGACCGCCTGCCCTTTGCCACACTATCCGCTTCACCTCTGCCCATCGCTTCGAGTTCAGCAACTTCTGGTATCGTTTGTCTCTGCTCATAGTTACCACGTATCGCCGAAGGGTCTGAAGTCAAGGCTCTCAAGGTGTGCAAGTGCATCACTCTTTGTCTTGGTACTGCCCTTCCCAATCTTCGAAGTTGATTTCGGTTTCTTTGTATCTTCTGTCGGATGCAAGTGTGTCCGGTGTCTTACGTTGCTTTGCTTTAGTCTTTTTGCCATAAGCGTATTCTTGACCGCTTGCGGTATGACTACCGTACAGCGGTCCATTATTATATATATCTTGTTGTGCCTCAATGCGTGCCTGCTCGTCTATCATACTGAGCAGAATGTCGGAGAGGTTGTTGCATCCAAGTTCTCCCCCCATGTCACGCAGCCGTCGGTATATGCCGCGCATAGTGACCTCGGTTACTCTCTCCAGTATGGTGTCCACACACTCCGTTTGCTTCGCCTCGCTCATGAACGGCTTGTCTATCATCACCGCTCCGAAGCCCTTATGACCTTCCTGCTCCAGTATGAGGATTACCTGGGCAACCTTCAGGTCGTCAGGATTAGCCAGATTGAATGCCTTCTGCCATCCGGCATCGCACTCCAGCAGGGTCAAGAGCTTCTGTATGCGTGGGTCAAGCTCGTGCAATGGTGCTGCCGCCCGAATGATGGTGTATGCGAACCATTGCAACAGATGATACACATCCACTTGCAAGGCATCGCAGCAGGCATTCAGCACCTCCGCCATTGCTGGGTCTATCTTCGTTGCTATTGACTCAAATCGTTCCTTTGTTGTGCTCTTCATTTGAATAATACTTTAACGTTTACTTTAACGTTTACTTTAACGTTTACATTAACGCTAACCGCTAACCGCTAACCCTTGACCGCTAACCATTATCCTCACCACCACATCTGCGATGTCGGCCTTGTCACCGTCGCATGGTTGCCACCAGCGTTGCACGGCCTCCACGTTGACGCTCAGGCGTTCATAGTGTATCTGGTCGGCTATAGTACGCCATGCCTCCACAGCGTCGCGGTCTGGGTAGATGATTATCTTTCTGTTTTGTTCTATCAGGGGCTTTAACTTTTCTCTCGTCAGGTTCTCTTTGCCACCACAAGCCAGCCACAGCGACAGGTCATGATTGCCGTAGGCGGTAGCCATGATGACGGCGGTCTTCTCGCTTTCCACGATGTGTATCGCCGCACGCGGATAGCGATCTAACAGGTGCATGCCAAACAGCGGTTTTATGATTTCGTGTTCATCCGGCTTGCACTTGTCGCGATATTCCGCTTGGTTGTATATCCATCCTGGATGTTTCTCTTTCTCACGGTGGCCAAACTTCGGGTGTCCTTCATTATAGTAGTCCATGAGCTTCGCCGCCCTTGGCGTGTGCTCGTGGTCTATCAGCCACCACACAATACGTCCGTGATAGTTGCCCACGCAGTACAGCCATAGGTTCTCGTCGAGTCGCTTTCTTTGAGCACCGTCCCAGGGTAGGGCACGCATCCACTTCACCAGCGGCAGGTCATTCACCTTGTCGCCTCGAAGTTCCTTCACCCATTCCTTCGGAAGGGCAAGAACCGGCAGCGGCGGTGGGGCAGGCTTCGCTGGCGGCGGAGTCCAGTTGACGGGAATGTTGTCAACGGGGATGCCGTACTTATTGCCAAGCCAACGGATTGCTTCAGGGAACGTCATGCGCTCCGCTTCAATCAGGAACTGTACCGGCCCGCCCTTCTTGTCACACACAAAGCACTTGTATGTGTTAGCACCTTGCGATGCTGTCGAAGGCCTGACAATGAAGTTGCCGTCGGTGCGGTCTTCGTGGAACGGACACAGACAGGTGTAGTTAGTACCGCTTTTGCGCAACCCTCCTGGATTGTCAGCACGCTTCTCACCTATGAAGTCCTTTACCACATCTTCAATCTTCGCGGCATCGGTCACGGCCCTGATTACGTCTTCGCTGATCTTTGGCATAGGCTGAATGTTAGGTTATATTTGACCACTTTACTTTACTATATTAAACCGCAGCGGTTTGCTATATTAAACCGCTTTGCTTTACTATACTAAACCGATGCGGTTGGATTTTTGGATTCGATTATCTGAAAAACCAATAGCGTGCGTGTGCGTGTGTGCGTATGCGAGGCTTTCCCGTGGCACATCCTGCCCCTGTCTATGGCCGTCCGCATAAGCGGCCATAAGGGGCGTGCCAGCCTCGCCTTCATGCGTGCGTGCGCATGTGTATCTTGATATATTTATCATTAAATATATCAAGATTAGAGCGGCCTTATTATTTCGTCATTAAGTTTCACTCTCGGCACTCGCTGTCCTTCTGTCATTTCATTCTTTTCTTGTTCGAAGAAGAAGCGGCGGTTAAAGCACATCTTCATGATTTCTTTCTGTTCATTTTCGTCTGTCACACCGTTGCGAGCGAATATGTTATTGTATATATCCGTGCGCGTGGCAGGCCATGTGATAGAATGTTGTCCTGATTCTATCCATTCTTGCACTTCTTCAGGTGTATGGTCGGTGTTGAAGTCTGGCATCTTAATTTCAAACTCCTGTGGCACTCCCCAGCCATTACCTCCGCTGACGACTTCAAATTCCCAGTCTTCTTGATCATAGCGGCGTGACTTCTTCATTTCTACGGTAAAGTAGATGTTTGGTCTGTCGTCACGTATCTTCATGCCCCTTGGCAATTTGTCCTGGCGTATCTTTCGAACGGTGAATACCTCAGTCACCTTGCGTTCCAATACTGAGCCAAGTGTGCCCACCATCTTGTCAGTCTGTGGGTTCTCATGCAGCACACACCATAGTGAGGCATTGTAGTGTGTCGCCACCTTCATGCACTTGCGTATGATAGGCACACAGTCCTTTTGGTCGTTGTAGTCATCTACGATGTCGAGCATACCGTCAAGGAATATGACGTTTGGCTTTGCCTCATATATGGCCATCAGCACCTGTCTCCAGCGTTGCTTTGCATCCTCCGTGTCCCTTAGTCGCAAGAAACGGAATTGGTCGGTGTTCTGGTCAAGTGGAAGTCCAGCAAGCGAACAGACGCGGTTCTTAATGGCTATAGAGTCATCCTTGCCTTGTTCCGTGTCGATGTAGAGCACCGTCGGAAAGCCTATCTTATCCTTGAGCTCATACCTGAAGCCTCCGTATTCACCTTTCAGCAAAGCGGCCATAAGCATCGACATCAATGAGGTCTTGCCGTGACCGCTCTTTCCACTGATGACATGAAGGTCGCCAAGGTTGGCAAATGGCACACCGTTATGGCTCAACGTCCATCGCGGTGGGTTATATGGCTCGTTGAAGTCAAGCCACAGCCCGCTGATGTCTTCGTCAAACCAGTTATCACCCTGGAGGAAGTCAGGCACTTCTTGCAGCGGTGGCAGGTTCGTTGGTTGTTGATAGTTGTTCTCTTCTGGGTTCATAGTTCCTTGTGCTTTCACACATCATTGAAGAGAGCCAGCCCGTAGGCCGACTCTCGGGGTAATAATCAGAATGGCAGGTCATCGGGGTCTTCCAGTGCTTCTGCTGCCTGTTGATATTGAGGTGCTGATGCCGCTTGCGGTTGTGCCACCGTTCCCGCCGGATTACCTGCGGGCTGAATGATTTCCAATCTGTAAGACCGTGACTCCTGAATGGTAGTAAAGCCGCTGCCATCCTTTTTCTTAAAGACTTTAACTTTGTTTCCCCAACCACAACGCGCAGGAATATGTTCTACAATCAGTTTCAACGCATCATCTTCAATGATTACCTTGCCTTCAGCATCTTTCATAAGGTATGGCGCAATCTTCGCCATAATCTTTGTGTCGAATGTCCTCACCAGTACCGCATCTTCATAGCGGTCTGTAGGGTTTTCAAAATAGCTGAAAACGAATGATAAATCTTTCCACTGTGTGCCATCGGCACGGGTGCCAGTCACTGCTGGCAGTACCCTTGTAATTCTTCCTTCAAATTCCATAACATTATACTTTTTTCATTTCGTATGATCCAAATTCAAACAGGGCCGCAACGCATAGCCAACCTATCAGTACGGACACCTTGTTTTTCTCCTTGCTGATGATGACCTCCGGCAGCACCAACACCGCCCAATTTCCATCACTTACTGAACTAATCAATGATACTTTCATCTTATTGCTATTTTAAATGATTCTCTTATAAGTGCTACAGCGAACCACAGAGCCCCTATGCCCATAATGAGCAACCACCAAGCACCCGTCATAATCAGCCCAGCAAATGAGCATATAGACAGTAATATTGCTAACGTAGCTATAACCAGACATACCGCTATCTCTGACCGCTTTATGAACTTTTCCATTTTATTTTTTCTTTTTCGTATGATGCAAAATGATTCCCGCGTCGGGAAACACCGTTGTATCTCCCCTTTTTATTTTCTTCTTCAATTTCTGCTCATAGGCATCAGCCTTTTCCTGTGCGGTCTTTGATGAATATTTTTTCTTTGGTTCCGGCTTCTTTTCTGTCTCTTCATCGTCTTTCCTGTCCGCTGCTTCTGCCAAGCGTATCTCCCTGAGTACCTGTCTGGCGGTTTTTATCTCCTCCTTTAACTGGTTAGTCTTGGTTTGGAGAGAATCAGCAGCCTTGGTAAGTTCTGCCGCCAGTTTCTTGTCCTCTTTGTTTTGATTCTCAACTTCCCTCATGTCAGCCCTCACGCGGTCAATGCGGTCGTTAAGGTTCTCGGCTATATTCTCATACTCCCGCAGCCTACTGATCACCTTATTCACCCTCTCCAACTTTTCGTGCAACTCACCTTCGAGCTTCACAATGCTGTCACGCATGTTGGCTATCTTCTGCGCGTACTCACTACCAATCAGCGCATCGAACAGCACCTCAAGGATTTCCTTTTCTTCCATTGGGTCCTTTATTCCCATCCCTACATGTGCCAGAATACCCGCAAGCATATCGCCAACGTTAAAGTACATATAACCTTTGCCGTCAACATCCAGGGTGTAACCATTCTTAACTGTGCTAACTTCAATCTTCGGTCTCTTCATCTTTCTTTATTGGTTTTAAGTTTTTAATATTCGGCCCATAGCGGCGGATGTCATTCTGTGACACAAGTTTCTCCTTCTGCTGTCTGTAGTATGGCTGCCCATCAGCACGTAGCCACTTCCCGCCAAACTTCAACACAGGATGTTCAACACCGCCGACAGATATACTCTCTACCCTGATATAGTGAGTGGTTTCATAGAAGTGCCCGCTGCATGATTTCCTGCCAAAGCACACCTCTATCATATCCCCCACCCTTACAGGAAAGCGTTCCATCAGGTATTCCTTGCGAGCCTTATCTACCGCAAGCAGTGCAAGCCGTTTGTACTCGCTTTCTTCTGGAGCAGGCTTAACCACCACCTTGCCGCGACTTATGCAACCCTCCTGGTAACTGTACCAGTTCTGCATAGCAGCAAGGTATCGCTTTTTATAAACCTTTTCTATGTCAGCAATCTTTCGCTGTAATTCCTCGCGTGTCATTATTATATATATTTACATTCCGTGCGTATCAAAGTACCCAGCAATGCCCATCAGTAGAACCAACGCCACCGGCATGATGATAGCAAGTGCCCAACCTGGTAATTCAAATGATTTCTTCTCATCTGTAAGAATCTCAATAAACTTCTTCATAGCTTTGCCCTCCTTATTTATTATTTTTAGGTTTAGTATGTTGCGATGTTATCGCAACCATTATCATTAGCGGTTGTGGCAGGATTCGAACCTGTACCGTACACGCTCACCATCGGTAAGGGACTCCCATGTGTTCCCTCAAAGCCTTTCTGCATCCGACAGCCTGCTCTATCCCATTTGAGCTACACAACCATAAAGCCGCAACCGTTCCCGGCTGCGGCATGTATATAATCTTAAATAATCAATCTTATACACAATATTCAAATGTCTAAATTAACACCTTGTGACTGATAGTTTTGATTTGAATCGCACTGCCTATCCATCTCTACTCTGCGTACACGACGCATCAGGCCTCCATTAGTACGAACATCTCTGCCTGTCTGTTCAGTCTCACGACCTCCCGCTCGTCCGGTTACGCTACCCTCTGCTGCTTACCATTCGCCGCAGGTCCCTCACGCATAGCCTCTCGTCCAGCTGTTTATTTGTTGCGGAGTGAAATACAGTTAAGTTGGCCTTATTCCTCTTTTACTGTACTCACCGATGGCCCTCGAAGGGTTCCCCGTGCTGTTTCTGAGTACCCAGAGACTCGTGTCTCGGTGTTATCTGTTAGGCATTTGCCTATTTTGTGGAAGGTGGCGGATTCGAACCGCCTGCTCATCCTAGGCTTTTCGGGGAATCACCGAATGCGCTACGGTGTGCGAGAACATTCCCCTTATTCCATTTGCCGGTTTGCACCTTTATTCCGGCTTTTCCTTCCCTGTTCCGTCTGTTGCTATGTCATAGCAACCTGTCATCTCAGCAACTTCATATCATCATATACTCCATTGCGAATATTCTCTGCAATCTCCAGTTTTGCATACCCCCAACGGGTCTTCCTTTTCGTTCCGCTGATAGTACATTCTACACGGACCTTTTTTCTCGGTAGAATATCTCCGAAGTTATCTAACCAATCCTTCGTGAACATCTGGAACTGCTTACACAACTCTTCAGCCGAGATGTATTGCTCGTTCGCTCTCATCATAGCCAAATATGCGCCACGCTCCGCCGCTTTTATTAAGTCTTCCCGTAATTTCTTATCCATAGTTATTGTTAGTTAGATTATTTTATAATGTTCACGCGATGCGTGTAATGGTCACGCTGCATCTTCCGTTGTCTGGGTCAGGATCACCAACCACCGCTTTGAACTCTCGCTGGTTAGGTGTTCCCATCGTTGCCTTCTTCATCTGATTAGCATAGCTCTGAGCACTCCTGGCAAGGTTCCAACTTGGAAGTGTGAACACCTTCTGATCGCCCACGTTGAACTTCATTAAGTCTTCTTTTGTTACTCTGTCCTTTATCATAATTGTTTTAAATTATCTTAAATTTTGCTTGCTTTCGCACAACGTTGCAATAATTTTTGTATTTTTGCAACCCACACCCTCCCCAGAGTGTTTAGGCGGCTACCGCTTGAAAAGACGTTCATTACGTCTGACGGCTATATTATTGCCCGTTGTGCTACTTGCTTGCTTTCGGGTGCAAAAATAAATAAAATATTTGAATTTAGACCAATTTAAACCAATTTGGGCTAATCATTTAATATATTTTAAGAAAAATGAGGCAAATTCAGACCAATTCTCACCCCAAAATGAAGAAAAATCAACTGTTTATACGTGCCGTTGATTATCTCATTGAGCAAAAAGTCGTAAAAGATGCCAAAAATCTTTGTGAAATTACGGATATAAGTGAGGCTACAATCTCTAATATTCGCGGGGAAAAGAAGGCTGTATCTTTGAAGACTATTTGTAAACTTACAGACAAATTCCCCGAAATGTTTAATCCTGATTATTTTCAGGGAATGAGTGAATATCTTTTACTCAAGGATGCAAAACAAAAGACATATAGTCCGTCAATAGATGAACCAACCGCCAACATAATAGAGTTGTGTTCTGGTCTTATTAAAGAAATGGAAGCCCTACGCATGCAGCTCAAAGATGAGCTCGCAGAAGTTCAGAACCTGAAGCAAGAATACCTCACTGCCCGTGATAACTTCCGCGAAGCCATCGCCGCGCTGCATCCATCAATAAAATATATTAACCCCAGCGACCAACCGCGTATGGCCGCTGAAAATACACCAGAAAAATGAATGCTATAATAGTGCCCCTAATTCTTGTTGCGTTGGTGATGCTTGTCTATGGCCTCGCCAAGAGACTTACATCATCCGCAAATATACCTGCACAACCAATCAAGCATCAGCAAAGCACAACCATCCCTGATAAACTGCTCAGTCTTAAAGATACAACTGTAGCAGATCGTCAGCGTATCTATCATCGAGGTTATAGTGAACAACTGCGATATGATGTGCTACAGTCTCAAGCAGAAGCCGCAGGTGACACTTCTACCCTCGAAGCAATTAGAACAAACACCTACAAAGGGACTTTCCCTGTATTCCGTCCTGATGGATCATACACCCACTACACCAGTAAGGTATATGAATTTAATATCGCAGGAATGATGTACCGTGACATGAAGAAAGTATCAAAATGTGAGGGGGTAGCCTATGCCCGTATTGTACCAGAACCTACCAATGAATTTGACCCAGATGCAATAAAAGTCATACACGAATCAAACACCCACGTCGGCTACATCCCCCGCGACGACACATCTCTGGTACGTTCAATAGTTACCCTTCCTGCTAATTGTTTCGTGCACATCTTCTGCAATGATGATGACACTGACGCACATGGTACAGTCTATATAGAAATCAAAAAACAATGAAAATTGTTGTACACCCCATAACAACCGCCACTCCGCATCCCCCATAAATACTCATAATCCTATCCCTTCCACCCAATTCCCGCGGGATCACGTGAATGGAAGAGGATGACAGTCAATAAATACTGGCATTCTCTTTATTTTTGGGGGATTTGAAGGGGTATGAGAAAAATCTGTGTACAACGGATTTTATCGGATATTTTCGGTTTTTTGGCTAAAATGTTGTACAAATGTTGTACACTTTACGAAAAAGTGTTGTACACTTTGACGTTTTGGTACTAAATAAATGACAATTCAGTTAATACCTTATTATTATATATATTATGTTTTCAACAGCTATAGTTTTTGACCGTCGTGGTAAAAGCGATAAGAATAAAGAAGGTGCGCTTGAAATACGCATCACAATAAATAGAAAATCGTACTTTGTAGGAACCGGCATGAAAATATTGCCTAAGCATTGGGCCGGTGCTGTGGTGGTGCGTCCTGATGCGGATGCTCTGAATGCTCGACTGGGTATCATCGTGCGGCGCGTGAATGAGAAGGTAAATGAATTTATTGAAGCTCGCAAGCCGATTGACGTTGCTATTATAAAGGAATATATATATTCAGGCACAAAAGGCAATGGTGACGGAGGCAGATTCCTGGAGTGGGTAAAGGAACAGATTCCTACATTGCAGGTGTCTGGTGGTACGCGACGGCATTATGAGCTGCTATATGACCGTCTCGTGCAATATGGAAAAATACGCACGTGGCAAAACCTGACGACACAGGCTATATATGAGTGGGATGCGTGGCTCAGGGAGAATATCAAACCACAGGTAAAGAAGGGTGCAAAAGAAAAACCCGTGAGTGTGGGCACTATATATAATTATCACAAGTACATGCGCTTTATGTGTAACAGAGCTAAGGCTTTCGGCATTATTTCAGAAAGTCCTTATGCGTCGCTTGTGGGCAGATTCAAAAAAGACCACTATGAGAATATAGAATACCTTTCAGAGGAAGATATGCAGAAGATACTCGACTGCCACCCTTTGCCTGGTACTGGACTACAGTATGCGCGTGATTTGTTTGTATTCCAGATGTTCACGGGTCTTGCATACTCTGATGCTCAGGCCTTCAATATAAAGGAGTACCGCCGCGATGGTGATACTATGGTACATACTGGTAAGCGTATTAAGACGGGGGTGCCATACGTTAGTGTGCTGCTGCCTCCGGCCATTGATGTGCTTGAGAGGAACGGATGGAAGGTGCCGCAGATAGATAACACAAAATATAACTACACGCTGAAGACACTCGGTTCCGCCCTGGGTATTGAGAATATGCACTCACACCTTGCGCGTCATACTTTTGCTACATATATGTTGAGTAAAGGAGTAAAGGTGCAGAACCTTATGCGTATGCTCGGCCATAAGGAAATTAAACAGACAATGAAATATGCAAAGGTACTGGCTAAAGATGTGCAAGAAGATTATATGATGGTCGGTAATAAATTAAAGAAAAAGCGGTGAGGTTATCCCTTACCGCTTTGTTGTTGTTCTGCTCTGAGCTGTTCCTGCCAGGCTGCTGCTTCTGCAAGAAGTTGTTGCCTTTCTTCGTCTGTCATGGGGTCTGGCTCTTCGTAATCATCATCGTCCTCAAACAATGATGGGAAGAGGTCTTCAGGCTTCTTGCCATTGGAATTACGCATCATGTAGATAGTGCTGAACACATTCTCTGCCATGAGCTGATGCAAGAGGCGGTTGCGCTTGCGATAGCCTCTGATGATGCGACGGGCCTCCCAGAACGTGATGTCATACAGGAACTCGTGCCTGGTAATGCCTATCTCGCCAACGAACAGTTGGTACAGGTCGTTGGCGGTCAGACGTTTTTTCTTTTCTTTCCTCCCTTTGTTTCTTTGTCCTCTGGCTCGTCTTTGGGCAGGTGGTAGAACTCTGCATACAGATTGAGCGCGGTGCCGAGAGCCAATCCTATCTCCGTTGGCTCGGCGTTATACATGAGGTCTTTGTCCTCGATGGGTGATTCTTGCTTCTTGCTCTCGTAGTATGCCGTTGCACATGCAAGTATCAGATATATTGTCTTGCGCAAGTCAGGCATGCGTGCTGGCTTCTCATTGATGGCGACTATGGCCTCGGTTATAAATGGGTGAACATCTTCATCGGTTAAAATTTTATAACCGATTTCTGTTCCGAAACAATAGGCAAGCGTGACGGTCTTGCCTGCTATCGTTATCTCTTTTGTTTTCATTTTCTTCTGGGATTATGGAATTAAATTAAATAGAGCCGCCCGCCTGCTTGCTGCGAAGGACCGTAAGCAAGGACAGACGAGCGGCGAAATATTGATGTACTATGAACCTACTGTGAAAGCGCCGACACCGACAAGGGATGCGGTGTACTGTGCATTCTGGCGGTTAGGACCTTGAATCTGTAGATTCTGTATCAAGGCACTGCCGCTGGCAATAATTGTACCCTTTGTTCGCTGGTTAGCACCGCTGACGTTTGCAATCTGCCACTTAACCGGCTCGCCAGCTTCCTGAATATCTTCAAGGTCTGCGAGGCCTTTAGCACCGACGCTTGACGTAATGGTATCACCGCCACGAATAAGTGCACTTGTGCTGATGTCATAGCTGATGCCCGTAGGCTCTTGGACTTGCCAGTTGCCGTCTGTATCCTTGGTCGAAACCTCTTCCAAGGTTACTGACACATGCAGAGCCAAAGTAAGAGCTGACCCCAATACACTCACAGGAGTGGCGGTATTGTCGCTTGCAAGGAACAAGCGGACAAACTGGCCCTTGGTAAATGAGCCTGGTGTGTAGCTATCCTCATCAACGTCTCCTGAATCAGGTGTAGTCAGCGGACCGCTGCCTGTGAATTGGAGTCCCTTTGTGGAGTTGGTTCGGTTGTCGAATTGGAATGTGGCATCGTTGAGATATGCCATACCCGTTCTGCCATACGTCTGCGGGGCAAGTCCCTGATTGTCGATTGTGAATGTCTCATCCCAGCGCAGTTTAAACTGTTTACTGTTCTTTATGGCTGTCAGTATTGCGCCAACGTCTGCCACATCGAGGGAGTCAACTTGCACGCTCCAGTTATTGCTCACGACGGCAGGATTGGCGGCCATGCCAACAATATCTTTGTGACTTGCGTCCTCAGTATTGCTGTTGATCGTCACCGTACAGTTGGTCGCCATACCAATAACCTTCCAATGCTCATTAGTCGCATTGTAAGTCAGAATGCGAAAGTTTTGACCTTTTAGTATCATAACTGTTTCGTATTATTTGATTACGTCAAGACGAAGGGTGAACTCCTGCGTCTCATAATTTCTACCTACAGCACCTACAGAATACTTCACCTCAGCAGGGATTGTATTGATGATCTCACCCAATCCTTCCCGTGTTGGTGAAGATATTACGACAGTGCCTTTCTCATTGAGAATCTGCAAGAAGTCGCCGCCTGTAGGCTGCTGCTCCTGCTGTGCTTCAGGCTGAGGATTTTCCACCTTAGCCTCTTCGGTTTTATTCTTGCCCATCGTCTTCGTTAGTATTGGTTACGTCGCACTGATAGTGGGCAACGTCGAAGTAGCAGGGTTTCGTCCAGTCCCAGTTCACACCTTGTGTTTGTGGGAAACCTTCATTGAGGTAGGGGATTTCCTCGCCTTGGTCGGCAAGGGTGCTGATATATTCGGCAATGGCTTTCATCGCCTTCATCACCAAAGCGTCCACCTCGTTCGGGCTTTTGGCCCCCACTTCAACGCCTGCACCTACACGCCACTGGCTCGGCATCCACTCATCGTCCTTCGTAGTCTGAGCGGGCTGCTTGCCTTCGTCCAGTATAAGGATATACGGCAGCGGTGTGTTGTCCTTCTCGTCGGGGCTAACCTCAAA